AACCTTGACTATAGAAATAACTCCCTTCTTAAGATCTGCGTTTGGTAGATCTGTAATAAAACAAGTTGCGTTATCGCCAACAATCTTAAATCCTGTAGACTTAATATTCAATCCATTTGGTTTTACGTTGAATCTATTACCAAAGCAAAGTTCATACTGAGCAAACTGATTAATCAATGCCTTCATATCTCTTCTAATTTTAATCTTAGTAATGTTAGAAGTAATCGCACTATCAACACGATCAATCAGTTGGAGGATCTTACTATACTTAAACCTTCCACCAAAACGATTCATATCAACATCTTTGGAGTATGTTCCAAGAGTATCGATAATATTTGTCCTTAAACCATCAACAGTGGCAACCTGTGATGAGTTATAGTAAATATCTGATTCAATTTCGACATAAAGAACCTTAAGATCAATAATTTTTTGATTGATACCTGCAATTGAGTACTGTTTGATCTTATTCAGAATGTTTCTTTTATCAAAATCAGAGACATATGTACCATTTTTAGGTTTAATGCTGATCTGAACGGTACCGAACTGTGGGGGTACTAATTCTTCACCACCAACGACTGCAACAGATTCAGTATTTGGGTAAACTGAAGCAATAATAGCTTCATAATCTCTTGATGTAACCGCTCTGTATTGCGCTGAGTAAAGTCTGGGGGCAAAATACTTAATAGAGGATACATCTTCAATTGCGCCGCCGTTAATCGCCTTCTGAACGGTTGTGACAGGCACTGATCCACTAGGAATTACCCTGAGTCCTGTCTGATCCGTAAGATTTGCTTGGAATTCAAAGACAGAGGGTCCATTTCCTGCTTCACCATCAGTAACAATGTAACTTACAGTGATAAGTTTGCCATTTTCTAACTTTTTACCAAAATATCCATCACCAAACAGTAATTCATACCTTTCATCTTGAACTTCTTGAAGTAAATAGATCTCAGAGTTCTCATCAATGTTTAAAATATTGTCAACTCTACTAAAATCTCTACCAGTTCCTGCTTGACCAACGGTAGACACGTTTACTCTGATAGTTGAGGTGTCAATATTTGGATTATCAAGGATAAAACGCTGATCTACCGACGTATCAGTAACAAATTGACGTGTAAGAAGCGTTCCTTGGAAAAGTTGTATGGGTTTTGCTTCAGTTCCGAACTGTGCTACACCATTAATTACCGCAGCAGTAACGTTTTCTGGTATTGAGAAGCGATATGAACTGTTATCTTGCCCTCCAATGCACACCAGACCTGCTTCAACGGTGATAAAACCGCTACTGGTAGTGGTAGGGACAGAAAAAGTTACGTTTGCCTTAGCGGCGCTTGTAGAGCGAGGTACATAACCAATATTTCGTGCCAATGATACGACATTTTCACGTACTGTCGCACCATCTAGGAAGGATTCATTGACTACAAGGTTAGCATTAAACGCATTAATGTACGTATTGTATGCTAAAGTGTCAATTAATATCGAAAAATTAGATCCTTCAAAGTCAAAATCCGTAAAATTAGAGTTGGAACGGAGATATGCTTTGATTTCTGCCCTAATTTGGTCGAAATCTAGGTTAGTAAACTGTGTAAAAGGCATTGTTTATCGTGTTGCCTCTAATATGAATGAGAATGACTGTGTTGGATAATCTAAACCTACGACATCAAAGAAAACATTTACATCAAAACTGTTATTATCGGGTTGTGGATTGACTTGAACTTTTAAATTTTCAACTCTATCCTCATAAAAAAGGATTGTTTCGCGAATTTGGTCCTGAATAACACGACTTGAGGCGACATCGACGAACTCAAAAAGACTTCTGCGAATATCAGACCCCAAGTCAGAGTTAAAAAAGCGTTCTGTAGGTATCGTTTCGACTAAATTACGTACAGATCTGATAATTGCACGTTCATTAATAAGTACAGGAAGGTCCTTCGTCACAGGATGTGGGTCAAATGAGAAACTAATATCCTTAAATGCTCTTGAAACCCTCGTACTAGGCATTGAAACGGTAGATTTTTCTGAATTTATTTATATCCCCTATTCAGAAATCTGACCATAAGTCGGTTCTGTTCCATCATTATCAGTTTTTTCGTAAAGATCACTTTGTTTCTTAGAGTCGCTCTTTTTAGGCGTCAAATCATCATTAGCAATTTCACGAAGCATCTTTTGATGCTGATCATTAGCTAGATTGTCAAGAAAATCGTTCATTGTTTCACTCTCATAGTAGTCAGTTACGAGTCTTGTGGTGCCCCACATTTCTCTCATGTATCTAGTGTCTCTATCTACAGGTGAATTACCCATATCAATCATCCTTTATTATTAGTTAGTATCCTGCTCTTATACGTGGTCGAGGAGTTTGATTCTTCCTAAGAGCAGGATTTTTATCATATGCATTAGGTCCTGTTACCTGATCATACTTACTAGTAGAAGTAGGAGTTGCTAAGACCAATGCTCCAGCAGCAAGTGCAGGTTTAGCAAGAGGTCCTGCTGCTCTAGCAAGACCTCTCCAACTCATTGATGGTGCAACCATACCAGCAGTATCAAGTATAGCATTCGTTACTGGTTTATTACCTGTTGCTCTTTTAAGGGTATTAACAACTGGTTGTGCTATTTGATCTTTCGCGTAATACCTTCCCATACCCGAAGCACCTTGACGTATGGATCGGAGTGGATTCTTTTTAAAATTTCTAAGTCCTTGTCCTACATCATTAATTCTATCTCTTGCAAAGTTGCCAATATTAAATTCATTAATGATTTTAGAATGTGTATATGCTTCTGAGACAAACTGCGTATATGTTTTCATTTAACTAATCTTTTTAGATATTTATTAAAAAAGAGGGGTCGTGCCCCTCTTACTATTAACCTCTGCCTTGTCCGCGATATGCCTTCTTAGCATTATTGCGAGAAGAAGCGGCATACTTCGTGTTTTTTCCGGACCCTTGACGAGTCTTCTTCGGTTTGGATTCAACGAATGTTTCGCCAGAAAGACCAACTTTAGATCGTGCCATAATTAACCTGTCGTAATTTTTGTTTCAAGTTCCGAGGGATTCGGAGACCCAGTAGAGTAGAAGTCCTCTGCTAGGTCTGTAAGTCTATCAAAATATTCATCTTGAGTCAAGTCTTTATAAAGGACTGTACCCTTGTGGATAATTGTATAGTACTCCTGCGCCATATCAGATCACACGAGTCTTCTCGTGACCAACTCTGACGCGAGGATCACACCAAATCTCAAATCCTGCTTCTTTTGCATCCAGACAGAATGATACATCCTCTCCACACATATCCTGTACTTCACCAGATTCAAAGACTTGCATCTTAGGTGCAAACCAAGGATACTTAATCTCTTCGTGTTCAAAGACACCATTCTTGATCAGCAACCATCCAAATCCTGCATAGTCTACAGTGAATGGTTTCTTACGCTTAGCAATACTCTCCAGGGTTTCGTGGTTCATCACACCACCATTATTACGGAAGTCATCTTCTTCCATCCAGTGTGCAACAGAAGTAGTTTGACCATCTTCAGTACAATACCAACCAGATGCAATATCCTTATCCATCAATACCAACTGATAGAACTTCTCAGTTGTGAATACAATATCACTATCAATCCACAATTGATAATCATACTGCAACTTACCATCCCAAGGTTTCTGATCAGGTCCTCTAAGAACATTAGCACCCAAACACTTACATCGGGCGAAATTCACCATTGAACTGTAATCCTGAGAGATCTGAATACTAGCACCAGATTGTACTAGATCAAAACACAACTGAACAAAGTTCTTCAGATATGTGTATGATACTCCTCTACCAGGTAAACAGAATACAATGGTCTTTCCTTTGACCATCTCTCTTGCTTTTGCAAAGTCCCATTCAACCTCTGCGGGTTTTTTTACTACGGGCGATTTTGCTTTTACTGTAAATCCTTTTGCCATAATTAGGTCAAATTAAAATGTGAATGCATTCAAAAGTAATTATACTCCATTACTAGGAGCACGTCAATCTTTTAGTTCGGTTACTACGATACTGTTACCATCTACTTCCATATTGATCTCAGTACCTTCATACCATCCATATTCAGAGATAATCCACTCTGGT